GACGGCATTAATTGGAATTCCTGCAGCACCTTCTGTGAGGCCACCGCGGTTGAAACCAGCAGGGGCAAACCACACATCAGATTTGGCCTGAGAACTAGCCAACACTCCCATCATAGCGACAGAAGGTGGCAGCCACACTAAGATACCAGTCCCGGCATCTATAGTCTGAACCCAAGGATAGAAAGTGGTTCCATAACTGGAGTCCAGTCTCCGATCCCGCAGGTTATTAGCAGCATTTATCGGAGTAGTACCAATACGGGAACTTGTATCTGAATAATACTGTTCTGCGGGGGGAATATAAACGTTACCCAAATCAATCAAGGCTAAAGAGTCTGCTCTTTCTTCACAAACATCAATCATGTGAGTAGTGAGCTTGTTCACGGTCACACCAGGAACAGCCAACAAGTTCATGTCGACAAACTCGGGGTCAGCTACAGTATCAATGGCTCGCTTAATCGTGTGATAGGGGGAACTATTAATCTCTGAGACACTTGTGGAAGTGACGCCCATTCCATTATTATATAACGGATCTGGGAGATAAATGTCCCAACCATCCCAGCCGCCCCAGAAGGGTGCGGTAAAGCGGTTATAACCAGCATCTAAGAGATTCGTATAAGAACCACTAGTTTGACTGTTGCCTGCTACTCGGGATCCGGAGAGATAGAAATATACTCCAGTTGTCGTGTCTTTCTTCACATTATCGAGTGAGAAAATGTAAGCAAATGCCGCGGCGCCCGAAAGCTGACTCGGATATTTAGAGCCATAACTTGTGGGATCTGTAGGCATGCCTGCGTATAACAGGTTGTGCATACTGGCCACACTCTTATCTGGGCGTGTGCTGGTTGCAGTCCGTGTGTTCGACATTCCGAAATATGCGTTGGTCTGATTAGAGAGGCCACCATCGGAAGCCGAAAGGCGCAAGCGTGCGGAGGGGAACACTAAGGAACCACTCATCTGCCCGGCGAGAGCGCTAGCATCGGCGCCGCCGGCTGACGAGCCAGACAAGACGGCAATACTGTCTGCATTCAGAAGATCAGTAGCACCGCCGAACCAGACGAAGCGAGCGTTTAAGGCATTATCGAGATAAGTGCCGGAGACATTAGTCACTGTGCGGAATTGGGGAGGAGCGTAATAACCGAAGGGCAGCAGAGTTGCGTCTGTTGCGCCGGCTTCTACATCACTTTCCATTTCTACATAAACGAACTTAGACTTATTGGGATATTGTTCGTAGGTCTTTAAGGACCGGTTAGTGCTATCCCAATTGGTGTACTGGTTTCCCATCTTTCGCGCGACGAAATCGGGAGAAGTCGGGTCTAGCGTACAATTGTCAAAGCGCTCAATTACCTGAACATTATTATCGGTATCATTCATGGCCCTTAAGACCACGGAGAAGGTTCCGTATTCCGTAGCTGTAGAAGTAGAGGCTCGGATTTTTTCAATCGATACTTTCAAATTCTTCTGCATCCATGCACCATGGCCGCGGCCTTTAAGCCGGAACAGCTTTTGCTGATCAATGGGCATATAGCTGGCTGCAGTACCAATATCTTGGCCAATGAACCACCCAGCTACTGCTTCGCGAGAAGGCAAGCCAGATTCTTTCATATTATGAGGACCCTTTGTGCCTGCGGTTCCATCGCCAGCAATAACAGTCGCGGCAAGCGGAAGAATAACTCCATAAGCCATGGCGTCTACTAAGCTCTTATCACGAATGAACTGCTCATAGGTTTCGCCCAAGAAATAGCGCTTACGAGATGCCGCAGGGAAGAAAGTAGCAGAACTACCTCCAGCAAGTTGTGGATTCGTGTTAAACCGCTTTCTAATAAAGTTTTCAGATGTATCATTAAAGCCAAAGCCGATTTTCTTGTTTCCGTCGAGGGAGCTTGAAATTACAGCCGTAAATAACTTTGTCGTGCTATTGTTGAGAACAACCCTTCCGACGCCGGATGCGGCGGGCCATGAAGCCGTAGCAGCATTGGCCGGCACGTAGACAGCCCCACTTAACGCGATAGAAGCTGACTGATCCAGGTACCAAATAGCCGCCAAGGAGCCAGTTCCCACAATCGAGTTACTTGTAGACGAAGAGGGAAAAAGGAACAAGCCGAATGCCCCACCATTTTCACCTACCGCGGTCGATGGAGTTTTGTCTGTTTTCCATCCAGCATAACCATTAGAGTTGGCGTTGTTGTCCTGTTGTCCAAGGAGTCTAATATATGTTAGGGGCGCGACGTTGGAGCGCAAAAAAGCTTTAGAAGCATAGGTTCCATACATCGGGGTTTGATAATTGCCGTCGCGAAAGATATCGCCGCCGCCATTTCCCGGCACTGTGTCTCCATACAATTGCACAAATTCTGAATAAGATTGTACCTTAGTGGGCTGCATCGCTAAACCGCGGGCAGAGCGCCCAATTACCACTGGCCCTATCGCATCTGCCGACTTCGGGATAAACGAATTATCGATTTCGTTAATGAAAACCCCAGGAGATACAAACTTAAATCTCTTTACAGACATATTTTAGTTTCCTTATTATTTAAACTTAAGCTAAAAATTCAATAGCATAATCATTAATTAAATAGTATTCGCATTCTCTAAAAGCTCAGGACCATTAAATAAAAATTGGGGCTTAGTTCAGGAACTAGTCATTTTTTAATGGCATAAACTTTCCAAAAATATTAGGTACTCCTGGTGGGCCGACATTTTCGGAGGGAAATGTAACTTCTACCGTGTTTTCGTCTATTCTCACTAAGCGCCGATCATCACTCTCACCTTCGCCAATTAAATACCCCAAAACCTTAATAGTAATGGTCGTTATATAAGTACGCGGATCTTCCGCTAAGTTATTGATATTATTACTTTGAGCAAAGCTTTGATCAATAAAAGCTTCATATAAATGATTGTTGCGTTTAACCACGAAAGCATTGATTTGGCCTGGGCGCACGATGAAGGGAGAAACAAGGTTGTTCATCTGTTGTTGATACTCGGATCGAATAGTTATTTTATACTCGGCATTCACATATATTGGAATAGGAATGGACAAAGACTGGATTACTATTTTCGCATTTTTCCGTGGATAATAGAGTTGTCGTTTGGCCCCTGTATTGGTGCGCGCTCCCGAAGCAACCGCAAAATTGCGTGTCTTGTCAGGAACAATACGCTTAGCAACCACAAATCGTCCTGAGCGCCCATTTTTGCGTTTAGAATATATCTGAGCTTGAAAAGATCCCTTATTATTGGGGTCTTTGGTGATTCCTGTGCGCTCTACACTAATCAAAGGGAGCTTAAGGGCGCCAGCGTCGTCACGTAACTGCTTTTCATTCTTAATTTGGAAGGCGCGCTCTGGTGCTTGCCATAATACCGGTACTTTGGTAAACCCCTCATTAGTAGTAATGCTAATATCAAGATCTTCCTTAATCCACGAAACCAAAGCATAGTCAATATTTTCAATAGTAGAGCCTAGCACCCCGAGCGCCTCTAAAGTAGTCTCTTGGCTGCCAGAAGGCAACATTGCAAAGTCAAAATTATCAGGTAGCATCGAACAATCCCTTGCGCGCCCTCTTACATGTGGCGCTAATCTCAAAACTATAATCTACTTGCCCAAACAGCTTAGTGGGCTCCGATAGTTTCACTATTTCGTAATAATAGTCACCATATAGTACAAAATCTCCTTCCCTAACGTATAAGTTCTGATCTTCGGTTAATCGACGACGATGAAAATGAACATTAATCTCCCATATTTTATCAAGGCCAAAACCTTCCATATATTCCGTCATTTCAGAAGTAAACTCTACAAGCGCATAAACGCGCACGGGGGGGAGATACGTCTTTTTAATAGCCTCTCCATATAACTCATGGAAATCGGTATGGTCCAGATCAATGGGATAATATAGAACTTGTTGGCCAATTACCTTCTCTATAAGTTCGTCATTAACCTGTTTTACAAGATTACGCTCTTTCTTTCCTAAAAAGAGAGGGGGTGGTGGTGCGGCTGGTCTTTCCCATTCATTATCGGCCATTATTCATTATCCTAGAAAAATTGGAAGAGGTGTAATCTTCAAAATATTTGCTGCAGCATCTGTAAGCTCTTGATCTGTCTTAGCTAGCTCCTCGTATGTCATGGTATTGAGAATTTCCATGAGTTTGTCTTTTAAAGCTGTTTGCTCTTCTTTTGCCTGACTTAATAATTCCGAGTGATTCAAAGTCACACTTTCGCCCGGAATGGGCATTGTTGTAAACTTTCCTCGAATCTGTCCCAACATTTCTTTACACACAGCTAGCGCATATTTGCGAATCCACTGTTTGCCTATCGAATTAATATTAATAAACGGAAGATTATCAAATGGAATGGTATTCAGGTTATTAATACCACTGACTCCCACATTCGTTGTGCCATCTTGTTCCCATGGGGTAATATCTACATAAAAACGCAACCAGACGCGATCATCAAATCCATCGCTCCAATGACTGGGGGTTGGATACAAGCGAAGATTATTGTTGATAATTTCATATCCATAGTTAGAAGTACGCGTAATAATAGAGTCCTCATACATCATTGCTTGCATTTTATTTTGCCATGTGGGAATAATTTCAAAAGTAGAGTCATCGGCAAACTGACCATAAGTAGAATAGTTACCGACAACACCAACACCTCCATAGTAACCATAGAAGCGCCACATCGCCCTAGGAGACTTATAATAAACCTTAGTGATAACAATGCGCTTATTATCAACTTTATCTTTGAAATTAATAGCTTCGCCAGAATCGTCTAAGCCCGATTCAGAAGCAGTTTGAACGATAGATTGTAGATCATAGTCCTGAACGTTGTCTGAAGGCTTGAAGGAGGCTGAATATTGGGGCACAGTGCCTCCAAATCCGCCTGCTGCTGCCGCCCCGTCGCCTACTCGACGTGAGTATCCAATAGTAAATCTGGGGTACTTTAAATTGATGCTAGCGGGGCCTGATTTAAGCTCTCCCTTGTGGTCGAATGTACCAGTTTGTTCACCCAAGAAAGTTGAAAGTGAATTTTTGGATTGATGGATGTTAATAATATAAGAATATTCTAAAACTGCTTCTTCATACGCCGCATACACATTTGCTGGCGTGAGTTCAATATCAACTACATCGCCCCCGAGCTTCTTATAAGTATAGGCGACTTGTATTGCAGCCCCGCTTAAGAAATCAGCGGATCCGGTGTAAATCCCGAAAGGACATCCGGCCGCGACAAGGGCGGCGGATCCAGTGGATGTAAGGACAATGGGGCTTGTTTGAGATTTTGGACTAAGATTAGTTGGCATTAGTTAGACTCCCGCTATTCTAATTAGTTTTTTAAAACATAAAAACGAAAATCTCAAAAATTTACCGGCGAAAAAATTAGACCGATCAGTATTTTAAGTTTTTTTATACAAAAAAACCCCCTCCGAAGAGGGGGCAAATATAATATTATATTTTAATTATTAGCCAACGGTCGGAACCACCGAGCCAGCAGCGTATGCTTTCCATGTGGAATTCGTACCATTGTCAGCGACACACACCATATCTACGCGAGCGTTGACAGCGTTGAGGGCGGGCAATGTTAATGTGTCGCCAGAGATCGCATCACCCTTCGGATACGGATTGTTGCCATAGTG